TCCATCGTCCTTCTTATCATTATCGGTGACGATAACTATGCGACCGATGCCATCGAAGCAACGATGGAAGTGTGACTTCCAACTGTTAGCCCCGGCCACTGCAACGGCTGGGTAACCCGCACTTGTGGCGGCAATGGCGTCAAGTTCACCTTCCACGATCATGCAAGTATCAACTGAATCAAGTGCTGCACGCACGTTGTACAAGTGTGTCTTCTGCCCGGATGGAATCAAGTATTTCTTTTCCGCTTCTTTAATTGCACGGAACTTGAAACCAACAACACCATTGGGTGTCAGGTACGGGATGCTCAGCATCCCTTTGAATCTTTCTTCATGCCCCGGTGCAGCGGAAGCAACGTAACCTAAACGGAACAGGCCAGCGTACGCACCTAGACCTCGAGCCTCAATGTATTCCTCGGCTGGTGAACCCCAATACTCTGAATGGTATTCATCGGAGGCACGTGTCCACATCTCTACCATTTTCTGGTTAGGTTTCATGGCTTCCAATCTTCTTTGAAGCATGGCATCATGATGGGATTCCAACGGATCGACCAGTGAAACTTTCCATTGCCATGATCCCAAGTGCGCCAGAACACTGCGTCCTGCACATACTTAGGCACTTCATGTGCCCGATGCTTAGCCCAGTACTTGTACCCTGCAAGGGTGGCGTACTGCGTCCACGTTGATTGAATGAACTGGTACGCACCAGCACCACCGGGTGTATTGGAACGGTAGTTCCCCCGCGATTCACGCCACACAATACATTTGCGAATTGATTCCTTCGATGGGATGTAGTACTCCGACTCCTTGTATGAGGATTCGGGTACGTCATACGTCACCTTCGGATTACTGACCATCAGCACTGTTGCTAACACGATTGCATCAATCATCTTGCACCTTGCCTAACCCACTGAATGTCTCCACCCGTGTATATGTCATTCCTGAATGCGATATGCATTGCTTCTTGAGGGCTTGCCCCTGCTGCTAGTGCACCTATTGCGTACGGTGCACCAGTTCCTATGCCATACGTCCCGTCCTGTCGAACAAGTACCGTGCCATCTGTTTCTATTTCAAAGATGCGACCGTGTATTGCAATGAGCATCACGTATAGATCATCATCTTTTTCTTGCGAAAAATTGTTGGCACTTAAGGTGAGGCGTACTGATGGGACGATGTGCGTGATCATGAACTCGTACAGATCTACTGCATCGTCGGCTACTGGGATCTTCCAACGCCAGTTGATGATGTCTGATGCACGGCCTGAGCCAGCAACAGCAATGAGGTAGTCACCTCTGCGAACAATCTTTGCGAGCGACTTGTCAAAGTATGGCCGGTCACCACTTGTTGTCTGGCTGTCAGCCAACAGGGTGCAGCCATCAAGATCTTCTATACCAATGATCGTTGTCATGCCGAATGCCTTAGGGCTGGAGGCACCCAACGAGTTCCGGTTTTCTTTACGCGTCGTGGTCGCCGCTCTTGCGGTGTACCACCAGTTAGTTGACGCACCATTGTCAGTGCAGCATTAAAGTCGATCCCTTCCTTCTGTTGCACCAGACTCACGGCCGATCCACCTGATCCGCAGGCGTGGCAGTTCCACAAGCCACGCGCACGGTTGACTGACGCAGACGCATGACTGTCGTCATGCACTGGGCATTTAAACGGACGCTCACCACTGTGAGGTTCAGGAATGCCATAGTGTGCAAACACTGCAAGGAGTTGCTGCTCTAGCACTTCATCATCCACACTCACACCAATCCCTCCATCCGAAAGAACTCGATGAGCGTTTCTAATTCCATAGTGACGCGTGCCTTACCTATCCCTTGCTGTCTTGCCTTGACAAGTACAGCCGGGATGGTGGTGTCTTTAAATCTCTGCGCATAGTTGTCTGCCTCGACGTCAGCCTGACGCAGGAACTCTTTCATGTTGACTGATGCAACATTCTTTAACTCGAGGACAAGAACATTGCCTGACTTCATTGTTAGCGAGACATCACCGATGTCGTTGCGTCCACTGCGTGGTAAACGCTTAGCCTTCAACGATTGATCATTGAGGTACGTCTCGGTTTGTATTTCGAAACTTGAACCTTTGGCTTTGTTCGCTGCACTCATGAGTCAACCAACTCGACCCTGCCAATGTAGCCAATTGTTGATGGCACATCAACTAGGATTCCGCGTTGCTTACGAGCGGCCTCTCTTTGTGTCGGGTTAGTGCCGCCCCAAATACCGTGCCGCTCATGCAGGATGGCGTACTCCTTGCACTCTTCGATGATGTCGCATGCTGCGCATACACGCAGCGGTAAGGATTTTGGTGAGACCGATGGTTGTTCAGGAAAGAAGGAGTCACCATCAGTGCCAATGCAATTCGCTTGAGTCCAATCAATTCTTGTCATTGCCAATTCCTTCTTGTTCTAAAGAGAGTGAGGTCGGTGTGTGAATCAAAGAGAGACATGGATGCTGCATCCGCATACACAGTGATCGGGTTAGTTGCACTGGGGTCAGCGATACCGTCACGGTTCTTCACCGCTGCAACGTGATACTTGTCCCCGTCGAGTGCGACTGTAAGAATTGTTTCGGGGAGTTGAGAGATCTTTCCCATCAATGCACGCCTTGGTGCTGGAGCGTTGGGTTTTGAATCGTTCTCGCTCACATGGTGCAGCACCACTACAGCAGCGTCAGTCTCACGGGCTAAACCGTGGAATGCTGACATCGCGTCACGCATTGCAGTCCACTCGTTGTCGTGACTTGCTGCAATGTTGAGTAGGTTGTCAACAATTATGAGAGAGGGTGTGGTTCCGAACAGTTCAACGTACGCTTTTACTTCTTCATAGATCCCATCCAGAGTGGGATGCGGATCGGGATCTATGCGTACGCGACGGTTCAGGATTGCTAACTCCTGATTGACCTGCTCGAAACCCTCACCCTTGCGAATCTCTTTGATGTCATTGACTGTGCGTTGCAGTACAACTGCTGCTGCACGGTTCGCCATTGTTCCCTCGTCGGAGTCGGCAGAGAAATACAACACTGATTCGCCACATGTGATGGCGTACCAAAGTGCGAGCATCGTCTTGCCACCGCCGGGTTGACCGGCGATGACATGCAATTGCCCGTGGCGAAACGTGATCGTGGCAGAGGCAAGGCTAGGAAGGATCGGAGGTAAGTCCTTCCCAGCCTCGCTGGAACCTGTCACAACTTGCAGCAGTGAACGCATCAGTTATTTAGCCCAAGCCAAGTCACACTTGTCGGACTTCCAATCACCGAATGGTGAGTCGTTCGTGCACACGTACGCCTTGCTGCGCTTGCCAGCCTTGGTGACCCAGTCCTTGACGATGCGTGGCCCGTGGTTACATGAGCCTGCATCAGGGTTGCCACGGATGTACTGGCCACCGAACTTGTCTTCCTTCATTTCAATGCTGGACTCGGGGCCTTGAATGATTTGCCCAGTGAAGCCACCAGCGTTCAAGTTATTCACGGCCTCTTGCATAGTGACCGGTTCAAAGGTGGGTATCTCGCGGTGTGTAATAGGTGCTGATACATCCTGCAATGGCCCCTCGACAATGCTTGCGAGTTGACGCAGTTCACTTACCCGCTGCACCATTTCCTGTGCAGTGTCTGCACGGCCAGTGAGTAGATCATTGTTCTTTCCAACCTTGATGGTCAGACTAAATGGTGATTCTGTTGTACTCATACCTTCTCCTTGTTAGTGATTTGTATTAGAGGAAAATCTTTTGCCTTCGTTCCTCCTGCTGCTACGCAGTAGTCGGAGAAGGAACAAATGTTGCAGGCATCACCGACGTTGGCCGGGTAGTAACCTGTCTCGCGGTAAGCGATCATCGCTGAGGCTTGATAGTCAAAGAAGTCAATCGACCACGGTGACAAGTCAACAAGGCTGGACAGTGATGCTTTGCGTGTCATGTAGTAGCCACCCCACTTGGGTCGCACACCACAAATCTTTTCTATCGCCGATGCGTACAAGCCCAGTTGAAGAAAGCCTTTTGGGTCACGCGATCCTGTCTTGTAATCCACCACGATCAGGTCAGTTCCGTTGCTATATATGGCGTCGATGATTAACTTGACGGGAACTCCACCAAACTCAACTTCACCTGACCATTCAATTCCGGGTCGCCCGTCAGGCATCTTGGCGATAGTCCAACCGGTCTTTGCAATCCATCGAACGTACTCTTCAACATGCTCGAGACCGTTGGCTTTCCACCATGCAAGGTTCTCCCGATCCGGGTTGGCCTTGCTGATGCGACCAGCGACGCGCCATTCTTTTGCGGGTATATCTGACCGTTTCAACTGGTTGCTCAGTGAATCAGCCCAAACCTTTTCCCATTCCGTTGCAATATCAAACGTCATAATCAAACTCCACTTGTGTTGGATCGTCGGATGGGCAAGGCACCGTGACTGGTGCGTTGCATTCAGCGCAGTAACCATTGAGTGACCACCATGAAGGTTCGTAGTCCACGAACTTCACCAAGATTTTGAAAGTGTCGGAGCCACAGTTCAAGCATTCATGGCTGGGTAAGCCACGAGTATCGATGCTAACTGTTCCCTCAGACATCCTGCAATTCCTCCCGGTAAATGAGGTAGTTAACAGTCTCGAGTAACTCGTGCACTGCTGAGCCAGCAACCAGATAAACCGCTGGCTGCTCAGGTATCTGCATGATCTTTGACAGGTAGTACTGATGCGCACATGAAAAAAATGTGGTCATCTGTGAATGTGACAGGTGCTTTGGTAAGTCATGCTGCACGGGGATCCTCCAAGAAAACTTCCATAGGTGCGACTCGGACGAAGTCCCAGTCATCACAGGCAACCTCGGGGATGGAGTAGTTCTGGATGTTGCCCACTTCAGTGATGGAAGTGAAGCCAAGAGTGGACGCGAAATCCATTGCGTCTTGATCGAAGTCTTCGTACCAAGGGGTAAAGATGAGAAGATCATCACCTTTGAGGCTCAGCAAAACTTCAGTGTTACCAACAAGTTTTGCCCGTTGGAAATCTTCCAGATTCCAATCTGTATCATCTACGAAATTCGACATAGGGATAACCTAATGGCAGGGACTGACATTTACAACGTGTTTCCCCTGTGTGTCGCATATTTTTTCTTACACCTTCTCTGATATCCTGCAATCACCACGAAAGTGGTGGGGCGAAACCTCAATGACGGTGACGGCACAAGCCAGATCTGAAATAGAGAAAGCCCCCCGACCTACCAAGAAATTTTCTTGGGGGGTGGGGGGGCATTTCCTAAATCAGGATCCGGCATAGACGGCGAATGTCAATGAGCCGTCTTAAGAAGCAACAGACATTTTCTTATCAATCTTTTCATCAGGTACACGGATCAAGTCCGTGTCAATACCCGGACGGGCTTTGCAGTAGTAAAAACCATCTGGACTCTCGTACTCGTAATGCACGACGACACCGTCTGCTTTCAATTGTTCAATCCAATTGTTTAATCTTTTTTCATCCACTGCCCGGACAGGCAGACCGCGTTCAATGCGGGATGCCAAGCGGAGCATTGACAATTGATATGCGTGATTGTGATCTACGCTAATTCTGCGCCACGGGATATGCGTGTCATACCTGACTCGGTACGTTAATCCTGCACGCGACAATGCACTCGAAACACTGGACAGGGTGATGTCTTCACCTGTAATTTCCATCGCTCGTGCCCGAATTTGCTCGTGATTCAGACCCTCGTCGAGCCACTTGGCTAGCACCGAATCTGATGGCAGTTTTCTTTTTGCGCTCATGTCTCATTCCTCCTTGAATGGAATATTAGCGCATCCTGCAAACGAATGCCAACTTAAAAATGCGACATTTCGGTACACTTTTTGTTTAATTCCCTCACGAACCTTATTTTTGGTGAACTATGCACAAAGTTCTATTGCACGACATGCAATGGGCATCCTGCGTTAACAACTTGCACATATCTCCCATTTCCATTATCATTGCAGGATGAGCATTAAGATACATTTCGCCCAGCAAGAATACATATGTTGGAGGGTTGGACAAAACTACAGCCCTCACACAACTTCGAATGATAAGTCAGCATTCGGAGTCATGAATCAGGTACTTGGCGAACACGCCAACCTCGGTTCAATCACACATGAATCAGCCAGCCGAGTCCTCGAGTTCGCTGGCCGGAGTCGCAAGCCAGCCAGCGTGAATAACATTCACGCATCCATGAGTGGCTTCTTCAAATGGTGCAGGATGATGAAGTATCTGCCGCCTGACAACGACCCACTACTCGGTTTGCGCTATCGGAAAGTGCCCATACAGGAAACGACACGCATCCCGCTTCAAGACTTTCCTTTACTCCTTGACTCCGCTGAAAATCCACGCGACAGGATCCTTGTCGCGACAGGCTTATACCTTTTTCTGCGAACAAGTGAGGTTGAACCACTACGCATTCGCGACGTAAATCTTAATGAAGGAACTGTTGGAGCCACCATCTTTAAGACAGGTGACTACGACGTAATGCCCATCTCTAGCGAGTACGACAGGGAATTACGCCGCTGGCTCACGCATTACACAAGCATCTGTGGTGAATTGAAACCGAACTGGTATCTCATACCAGCCACCATTCGAGGTAATCACAGGGTGGCAGGAACATATAAACCAGAAGTCAAAATTAGCCACACGGAACGGCACATAGAACGTACACTTTTCAACATGGGTTGGGACACAGGAACGACACGAATCGGAATGCATCTGCTTCGGAAGTCTGGCGCCCGGGCATGGTTCGATGAACTCAATAACCAAACAGTTGACGGTGCGTTGAAGATTGTTCAAGCGCACCTACACCACAAATCGGTTGTGATGACTGAGCGTTACTTAGGATTGACAGCCGATCGGGTTAAGCGTGACCGTATCCTGCGAGGGGAATCAATGTTCCCCTCTCTGGCTGGGGATAACGTCATACCTATACGCAAGAGGGGGTAAGTTGAAACTTCAAATATCTGCATGTGACCGTTGCGGGAACTTCGAAAACGGCATCAAGGTTATTTCTTGGTCGGCACGTAAAGGATCACAAAGGTACACAGGTGACCTGTGTGAAACATGTTGGAAAGACCTCATGGACATATTCAAACCCAGCACCTTGTCCAAAGGTCGTCATCAAATAGTTGTTCACAGCATTGATGACATCCCGAAGAATGCATAAAAAAAGAAGGGGTGGCCTAAGCCACCCCTCTCAACGGGACCTTTCATAAACCTAAAGCGTTAGCCGTTTCCTCATCGATCTCACCCGTAGGCAACAAGCCGTGAGTCTTCTGGAAACCTCTCACCACCATAGACAACGGCGTATCAAACTCATCAGTTCCAACAACATTCAAGATCTCCCTCACGCGCACAACTCGATCATCAGAAACACCAACGCGTAGGAACGGAACACTGGATGCGATCATGACAACTCCACATCCACAGTCTGTAATTGCAAAGTGACTACGCCACCGAAACCACGATCAAACGATGGTGGTGTTGACTGTTCAAACTGAACAGCACGAACAATACAAATACGTTCCTCACCCGTAGAAAAGTCTTGGAACAAACATGCACCACCGGACTGCTCCAAAGTTTCTAAAGCCTGCAACCTAGCCCACGCTTCACTCGTGCGCGTCAACCCGTTCGAGTCCCGCTCCTCATCAAAACACATCAGTGGCAACGTGATAGTTCTCGACCGCAACGGTGCAGGTAGTGCACGTAACTGCCACTCCTGCAAGATTGCTGAACTACCAGCCGCCGAAGTCAACGACACGCGAACCTCGAACTCACCTGATGGACTTAACTCTGCCGACAACGGAATGTTGAGTACTTGAGATATGGGAACAGAATCAAAATCTGCACTACTACCGTCACGACCAATGACACGCATACCAAGAATACCCACGTTGTTACTGGAACGAAGAGAGAAAGACACTGGCTGCTTAGCCTCAGTGGTACCGAAGCGAACCCAACCAGAATCAAGGTAGCCTGTTGCTGCGCGAGTAGAAGGATCCTCAACAAAAACGGAAGCGTTCGTCAACACGAGAGCCTTGCCTGTGGTTCCAACGAAAGCCACGCTTGTTGGTGCACCCGAAGCAATAGACAAATCAGATGCGTACGCATACGTTGCACCGACAGGTGTACCTAAGTCGATACGCCACAAGCCAGTGGATCCAGCACGAGCCACACTGCGTGTGGCGTACACGTACTCACCATCGAAGGCTAGATCTTTTATGTCATCACGTACAGCCAACGGGCCGTACACGAAACCAAGACCGTTCGAAGTTTCAGTAGCAACACGAACACCACGATTAGTGCCAGCAACAATAAACGAATTCAAATAACTTTTTAATGTGCGAACAACTTCACCAACAGGGAACTCGGCAACGTTAATTGGTTCAAGCATGGCTGCTAAGCCAGCAGCCGAGGAATCGATACCAAAGGATAAGACTCGAGATTGAATACCAGTATTCGTTGCAACAAGAATGGCACTAGTGGCTTCCGTTATTGCCGCGAACGATAGTGATGTTGCTGCATATTCGAAACGGGAATCACCCGTCGTCACATTCAAATCGATAGCGGCTGGTGGAGCAGCAGGCTTGCGCCCCAACTCGAACACACGCATCGGTAAGGCATCAGTGATTTGGCAACCCACAATGATCCGCGATTTCACGTAAGCCAATGCTTGCACTGTCCACGCTCCACCGGGAGCGTTGTACAACTTAGTGACAGTAAGCGTGCTGCTTATCTCATATAGACCATCACTACTACCAACAAGAGCAGAACAACCATCAGTAGCCACCACCTGTGCAGTTCCATAAGAACCAGCAATCTCATTCAACGTGGAGTCAGAAGCCTTATACAGGTACACACGGCCACCAGAAACAAACCAAGCACCCAGAGCGCACGACACTGCGCTCGTGCCCCCACGGTCTGCTGTGACCAATGCTGTGGCAGGCAGCAAGGAGATCTCACCGATAGTCCACACATCAACATTCGCTGACTCACGGAAACGATGAATGTCCTCAGCGTCAGCATCATAAAACTCTGCACCCTCACCACGATGCCACGATGTGGAGGAACGCAACCACCAGTTAGACAAAGAGTTCTCACCCGCTGATGCTTCCTGATCGACACGTTCCTTCTGGTACTGCGTAGTGACACGAGAAATCATTTGATTATCCGTCACCGCAGAAAGCCACGGCTGGTTACCTATCGCATAGTCAGCAGCGAAATCGCTGCGGTCATAGCGAGACAAGCGTTCAATAACATCAGAACCAATAGCAAACGGTAAATCGTTAACGACCTGCTTATTACCTGACATTACTCACCCGCTTTAAGTTTGATTCTCCCAGTAGGTGTAATCCCCAGCCGTTTCATTTCAGCCTTAACCTCATTAACATCAGGGTTCTTGATAACAAAATGCATCGGGTCATAAAAGTTTTTGTAATGACCACCCCATTCAAGCAACTTGAATTGCTTAAGCATTGATCGCATACGCATCGCCTTAATGGGATGCGTGAACCAGTATGTGTTTGACTTCGATTGGCTACCCTCTTCAGTGGCATTAAGATCCACGGCGACACCACCACAATGATCCGAAATAGCAGAGGATGCCCGACCCTTACGAGGTCCAGTCCACGCCCAATCATCATACGTACCCACATCAATCGGCTCAATAAGCCGATCATATTCAGCAATGAAAGCAACAAGATACGGGCCAACATCCTTACGTAAACGCATATGACGCTCAGTACCCGGGACAGTAAACAATTTTAGTCGCTCATCGGACATGTTAGGTATAACATCCCAACCCTTAATAGTTTTACTCATACATTGATCCTTTACCGAAACGACCATCTTCAGGATTAAGAGCATCAGTAAGAACAACACCACCAGCAGTGATCGCAACAGCAATCATCGGATGTAAATTAAACGAATCAATGTTGATTATGAACCAACCAAGTGCAGCCCACACACCAACCTTCACGGCAATCCCCAACGGGGTTGCTGCCAGTTTGTACAACAACTCGTTTACTTCATTCACTTCGACTCCTTATTTAGATGCCACGTAATATGACCATCGATCTTGTCTTCAACACGAAGCATGTGGACCTCTATGCGATCCACTGCATCCCTCATGGATGTACCCGAGTTCGGTCTCGTTTCATACAGAACCTCGTTGACTTTGGTTCGCACAATCCAAAACAAGACACCAACAACTGACGCGCCAATCGCCATGATCGTCGCGATCTCTGTCGGTCCATCTATCCATTCGGGCATTGGTCTCTACTTTCGGATATGAAAAAACCCCAGCGTTTGCTGGGGTTACGTTTGATAGGTACTTGTATGTAACTACCGTGCGTACGTTTTGACGTACGAATGGTTGTGTGCTTAAACGTATCTAAGGGATACTATGGCGCACATAAACCGGGTTAATGACCAGTTTATGCGACTTTTGTCGGTGCTTCAATGCGACTTTTGTCGGGCACAACTATACCGAAAAAGGTATTGTTCCGACCGTGTAGCACCCTGCCCAAGAATCGAACTTGGCCGGTAAGTTTTGGAGACTCGCCTAAACCCAGTTTGCAGGATTAAACCTAACGGTTATCCAATTTGGTAAGCAACAATAACTATTCCATTCCTACCTGCTGCGCCAGAAGCACCACCACTTCCTACGTTAGAAGCAGTAGTACCTACGGTAAGACCGCAACAAGTGGCTGATCCACCGGGAGCATAAGTGACACTAGTACCCGAAGTATTATTTGCAAGACCAGCACCGGCACTGCCACCAGCACCGGCACTAGCGTTACCACCGTTGCCGCCTGCTCCACCTCCACCACCGCCTAATGAATAGGCAGGCTGAGCGTTTTTTGCTCCACCCGATCTAGATTGAGGAGTACCAGACGCACCAGAACCGGACCAATCAGATGAAGAACCACCACCACCTGCTACAAAAGAACCACCAATAGAAGAAGGCCCACCGACGTTTATATTTGCTGCTCCTCCTGAACCAACAGTTATAGCGATAGATCCAGTCGTTATTGCTGCGGCGGTATTAGTGACAACACCACCACCGCCTCCACCGCCGCCATATGAATCGGAAGGAACCCAGTTCCTTCCTCCTCCACCGCCACCAACTGTAAGAACACTGAAAGTTTTTGAAGCAGCAGTTACAGTAAGAGACCCATTAGCAGTAAAAGTGTGGGTTTTCCAAGTCTGGCCTGTACCGTTGTAATTCGGAATAGTGGCTTCAGTGCCACCCGTAGCCGCATTCCAACGGCTGCGTCTTTTCGATACAGCCACAGAGAAACTTGCAAGCATCAGACTGCCGTATCGCCAGCAAGAAGCCAAGTATTAGTAGCACGTTTAATCAGCAACGCAGAAGACCACTGCCCAAACATTTTCAAACCATTAGAAGAGTTAACTGTCACACCACCAGCACCGGCAATCGTTGCTTGTGTCGCACCAGTCTGCACAATTAGAATAGATGCGCCAACAGGGAACGCAACCGAACTGTTCAATGGAACCGTCAAGGTTCCACCACCAGAAAGTTCAACCTGTCTACCGCTATCAAGAAGAACTAGAGTGTACGATCCACCTTGGGCATTAAGAACGACATTATTTGCAGCAGAAATTGCTGCACTCACTTCACTATCAGTCGCTAACGACTGACCTCCAAGGTCAGCAAGAACTCTACTCCGACTCATTCACATTCTCCTTACCATTTACCCAAAGGACAAGTTGCTTCCTTCAGTTTCGATTTCATTGTCATGAAACAACCACACTCTTTACACGTTTTCGTTAACTGAATAAGGCTCGGGCATTCTTCACAAATGTCCAGTCTCGATTGAGATATTTCTTCTTCAGTGTAATTATTTTTGTTTAACAAATCCCAAGGCTTAAGCGACATGTTTTACTGGATCCGATATTCCACAATAACGATTCCAATTGTCCCATTGGCCCCCGGTGTTCCACCAGAATCTTGTCCCGTACCCGCACCACCAGTACCGATACTTGTTGACAATCCGCGAGCCGAAAGTAAAGACACTGCTGGGAAAGTTGATCCAGTAGAGCAACCACCACCTGTTCCTCCATTCGATGTTCCACCCTCACTACCCGTACCACCACTTGCCGGACTACTAGAGAACCCATTCCCGGGACATCCAGTGTGTCCACCTCGACCACCACCGCCGACAGTCAAACCAAGAGCAATACTGGAACCGCCAGAGGTGCTAGTAGCACCTGCTCCGACAGTAATAGTTGTTGCTCCCGCAGAGAAACTAGAAACTGTTTTGTTGAAAGCACCGCCTCCTCCACCGGAGTAACCGCCATAACCAATTTCTCCGATAAATCCTGCGCCACCTTTACCACCACCACCAACTGCAAAGATAGTGAAAGGTTGAGTTCCTCTGGTAACGGTTAGTGTTCCGCTAGTCGTGAATGTGTGACGGTTCCATATTTCGGTATTGTTTTTAGTGAAAGTAGATAATGTTCCACCTGAAGCACTGTTGTATGCAAACCGTCCCGACTGGCTCATCCCCAGAATAAGCGACCGCTTCCCTAAAGCAACGCGACGGCTAAGTGCAAAAGGCTTAGATACAGATGTTAAACCAGAAAGAGCCGACGATCTTACTGTCACGTTATCTCACCAGCACTAGCCGAGAACGTCACATCCGGCTGGTTACTTTGCACCATCAAATACTTACCCGTATCAGCAGTAAGACCAATCGTCAAAAAGATAGTGTCACCAACAGCAATCGACGTATCTTGAACGATACGTTGCGCTGTCGTTGGTGACGTAGAAGTAGACAATGCGATACGCACGTTCGCTGCGCTATCGTGACCATTGCATATAGCAATGGTAGATATTACTTCCGAAGTGGCGGCAGAGACAGGACCAAACAACGTGGCCCAGTTAGAGGATGCTTTACCGATAGCGCCACCAGCGCCACTTGCGCCTAGTGCAGTAGAGGCGATAGTCGCACCCGCTACACGGAAAGAAACATGCGTTCCCGAAGGTGTTGAATACACTTGACGTAAACCGTCAATGACCGTGTCACCGACACTCACATAAAACCAGTCTTTAACCGACAGTCCATGCCCACCCGGAATAGTTAAAGTGACAAGACCATTCACTGCCAACTTGTTGCTGGCCCATGCTCCAGTAAGGTTATGGTTACGCCAAGCCGTGGCTGCAATCGTTACGGCAGCGGAAGTTACGTTGGCGTTGGTTCGGGCGTAAGTAAACGTAGTAGTTGTTGGTGTAGTTGCAACTACATAAGTACCATCAAAAACTGTGTCAACACCAGCAATCTCCACAACGTCACCGAGGGCGAGACCATGCACTGCGTTAGTTGTTAAAGTTGCCACGTTCGAAGTCAACGCTTTATTCGATATGAATAAAGCGAGCCGTGTCGAGCCGGGAACAATACTTCCCAGTGGTTTGTATGCTGTTCCCATTTTATGCTCCAATCAAAAGGAAGGGATTAAACCCTGCCGTCGCTAGTTGTGCTTGTGTGGCGTAAGTACTTGCAGCAGTGCTGGCTGCGGAAGTGAAAGCAGCATCGACCTGTGCAATCGTGTAAGTGTTTCCTACGTTGAAAGACGCGTACGCAATCACCGTCAGCGAGTCACCACTCGCTGCACCAGTAACAAGCGTCACCGTGTTAACACCAGTAGTAAAATCATCACCCGGATTTAAAAGAACACCGTTCAGAAACACCTGAAGCAAACCAGTAGTAAATGCCAAACTCAAAGAATTACTATCCGCACCAGAGAACACCGTCTGGCTAGCAGTAGCCGTATATTCATACGTAATGATCGAAGCAACCGATGCGGCACTGGCCTTCAGCCAACCCGCCCCGTCATAAACATACATTCCAATGACTTCAGAAGCACCAGTGTTCAAGTAAAACAATGCGCCCTGTACTAATGCGTTGCCATCGTTGTCCACCGTAGGCGTCGTGGCTTTAGCGCCAAGATAACGATCATCGAAAGAATCCAAAGCACTCGCTGCGGCAGCAGCACTACTCGCTGCTGAAGTGGCAGAACCAGAAGCAGCACTAGCAGACGCTGCACTATTGGTTGCCTGTGTAGTCGAGATCACTGCCTGCGCGGTGGAGATACCCGCTTGCGTGGTTGATATACCCGCCTGAGTAGTAGAAATACCAGCCTGCGTAGTAGCCGTAGTTGCACTTGCAGTAGCCGATGACTGGCTTGCAGTAGCAGAAGTCTCCGAGGCCAAGGCTGCATCGCGTGCAGTCTCAGAAGCCACCCGTGATGCTTGAGAAGCCGTCGCACTCGAAGCACTAGCGGTAGCAGAGTTAGCACTAGCCGTGGCTGACGTACCAGAATTCGTTGCCTGCGTCGTAGCCGCAGTCAACTGGCTAGTCATCGCAGTCTCAGCCCAGTTCTTCGTCGCTGCATCCTGCGCGTTAGTCGGGTCAGCCAAACCAGTGACCTTGAAACCACCAGCAGCAAGATTGCCACCAAGAGTCTTATTGGTTAACGTCTGTGCAGTTGTTGTGCCAACAACAGATGCACCCGCACCAATGTCATGCACGTTAGCGGCAGCAGCCTCATGCGTACGGAAATCCGTGAAGTCCTTAGCAGACACAGCATGCTCAACCGATGTACCGGCAGAATGCGAACGTCCAGTAGTACCATCAAAGCCCCGCGCAATCGTATACGCTGCACCAACAGCAGCAGTTACGTTAACAATCTCCTCATTCGCACTGTCCTTTTCAAGGACAAGAGTGAAAGGAAACAATGCAGGGAAACCCGAACTAGAAGCAACCGTAACACTGGTAGCAGACGAGTTGATAGAAGCAGACAAAGTGGTGCGCACTGCCGTGGATGAATAGTAACGCGATGGATCAGACATTCAATTACCTCTCGAATTGAACAATGTTTTGCAGAGAATCAATTTGCTTAGCCTTTTCCTCTGCCAAACGGACACTGAATAGTTGATAGATGTAACGGGCAAGAGCAGTAGATTGGCCAGCAGTAATCTTCGAATCAATCAAGTCACCCTGAGGAGAAGACGAAACAATCTTGCTAGCATCAACGGTTGTAACCAACCGCCACATGGCACCAAGACGAACAACGTCGACAGCACTTAGTGGTAAACCAGAATCAGTGAATTCATCAGCATCACTTAACGCAACAGGAAGGTGTGTGTACTGGACACGAACATCGCGACCAGCGGCAGGAGCCTCATTCAATACAATGGCACTACGAGGAGCAGTCTCCCCAGTAACCGGATAGTTACGGTCAACACGGTAACGTCGAAGTATTGACCACACGCCAGTTGCATCAAGGGTGTCCCATGAGACACCCGTAACATCGTTTGTTCCTACCGGAAGCGGGTATGCGTACGTTGTTCCATTGAACAGGAAAGTGTAAGAACTGATACCGAACAAATCGATACCAGTAATAGTTTCGTTAATGGCACGCTTTACTTGCGCCCGTGGGAACGTCGGGTTATTGCGCACAACCGTGTGTAGTACGTGTGATGTGGCAGTAGTCCCACTCCACCCACGACCACCCGGCATGATCGCTGCTGTTCCAGCATTCTTCGATATAGCCTTTGCGTACACAAGTTCATCACCAATTTCTAGCGTTCCCTTAGAGAGAGAAGAAATGTCATCCACTTGAATAGTGAGACCATCAATTGCTAAAGCCTGCGTCAGTACCGTCACGGACTCTTGGTTCTTAACATAACCAGAAACCTCGGCGATAGTTTGATCAACAAGATCATTAATATTCATTGAATCACCGGACCTGAATAGCGACACCGGCACGTTCGGAAGCCCGAACTGCCGCATTTATGTCTTTAGTTTTAGTGGATCTTGGTTGAACACCTTGCTTACGGGCAGAGGAATAAAGATTTAACTCTTTCTCATTCGAGTGTGCCCATGCGCGGATCTGGCCGTTGGACAAAGTGACAGTTGCAGCCTTGCAACCGAAGCAACCCTCAACATATTCAGGGTGTGTCTTCATACGATGCAACATCATTCCTCCTTGACGTAGTCATTGAATCCAGCAGCAATAAGTTCATTCGCTAAATCTTGACTTATTTTTATAACAAAACCGCCACGCAAAACAACATCGCAAGCGGCAAGGAAATCTTCTTGTGGAGTAACAACAGTTCTCCAGTTACCCTGAAACTTCACAACCGTTTTTGATTTGTCGATAACGTCGAACCACAGGTCGTAAGGCTTTCCTGTCTTGACTCTGAACGTAGGTGAGTTCCAGATTGGCATTACTACTTCTTGCCTGACTTCTTGTAAATCTTTGCGGTGTCGTTAACGTCCCCGCATCCACACTTTGCACACATAATTAACTCGATTCAAATAGAAGGAAGGAGAGGGCCTTTCGACCCTCTCCCAATGTCACTAAATGCTGCTTTCGCAAGTGATGACGTAGCGTGCTTCTGGACGGAAGATGTTCCATCCACCAAGGAATTTCCAACCAACTGAACGGAAGCGATTCAGTTCATCGGTGATAGGACCAATGACCGTCTTCGGTTCGTAGGTGACAGCCTCAAGAAGAGCCTGCTTTCCAAGGATGATCACTTTGTGATCGAGTGAAGTTGCAGTACCCACAGGGGAAACCGCTACGGATGTTACGTTAGTCGCAGTCTTGGCGTAAGAGAACGTAGTAGAGTCCTTCGCCGTGATCACGAATGTTCCGTTGAATGTTGAATCGACACCGGCAACAGTGACTGTTTCACCAACTTCGAAACCGTGAGCGGCAGAAGCCGTCAAGGTTGCGACGTTGGAAGTCAACGCCTTGTTATTGATTGAGCGAGCCGCTCCACCAATAGGCTCGACACGAGGAGACTCAATGAACTTGACTCCCTCGTATACGCCTATTTCGCCGTTGTAGATGTTACCAACACCGGACTCGGTGTAGGTGTGAGGCTCACGCCACACGTTTGCACCGTTTGCGGCTGCTTCACTACGAAGATCGTAAGAAACATCTGGGTGCAGCATTCCAAGGAAGAAAGCACCTTCGCGAGGCTGAACCTTTGCGCCACGCAGTTTCGCAACAGCCTTCCGAATATCGGCAGCCTGCAAAGTTGACGTTGCAAGTGCGGTCTTATCCACACCATTAACAACAGTCTCATCAGCAGCAGAAGCGCCGTTGTATCGGCCAATCGCTGGTGAGGTCAACTTCTTGTACACTTGGTAGTCAAGTGAATCAAGTTGGTTGTACGCCAGCATGTCTGCAATGGCAGGATCGATCTGTGAAAGTGACTCCAAAGCAGACCGTTCGGTGCGCTTAAGAGCATTACCCCACTCATCGACAGTGACGGACACCTTGTTGGTGTTCTTCATTGCGACTGGATCGACATCCGTTGTCTCGTTCAGTGTCGCAGTGACACGATCGAGATCGTTGTGTAGTTGAAAGACAACAGTGTTACCGGGATTGGTAACATCTACTGGCTTCTTATCCGCAAATTTGCGGAACATAGGTTCCGAACGCAACTGCATTTCAACCAGTTTGTCATAACTAGTTTGAATGAGGTTAGCGATCGTACTGGTGCTAGTTGTAGCCATATGATCGTTTTCCTTTCAGGAGATTATTTACAGGACAATGTCAGCCCTGAAGAAGTGACAACAGTTCTTCTTTACTACCCGCATCCTGAATTCTGTTATACAGATCCATTCCAATTTGCGGATCGACGTCGCCTTCTTCCACGGCCGCCATCATTTCGGCGGCTTCAATATGCTCACGATTAATATCGTTCCCATATAAGTCACCATTATCGGATGACACAATCCCAAGCACTTCAGCATTTTCCTGAACCCAATCTTCGAGTTGGTCAACACTTTCCACGCCGTCAGGCACAAAGCGAGAAAGACGAGGATCTACACCCATTTCACTTAAGGCACCCTGAATATCTGATTCCCAAGTACTGGAGTAGAACCCATCAAGTTCTTCACTCTGTTCATTAATGAGTTTCTTTTGATCCGAAATGACTTTGCGCAAACGCTTAACCAGATCACTATCTGACAAACCGTCGTCATCGAAATCGAAATCATCATTTTGTTGTGTCATGCCATTCTCCCTTTTCATTCATAGTTATGCGCCACCCACGAGCACCAACAAGGGGAAGTTGAGTTCGGTTGTAACGACTACCGGTCTTCTACACGCATCAGTGCCGGTGAACCTGATGAGGAGTGGACATGCCCGGAATCGAACCGGGGTTCTCACTAGTGCCCTCTTGGGGATTTATTAGTGAGTCATACCTTTCATGCCCTGAAGCCCTAGGATTTACGCCTAGGGCCAGTAAAGTTAAACGTCTTGTACTTTAGAAAGAGACGTCTTATCTATCGCGCTCTGACTATTGAACGCAGCCTTTTCACGGCCAACAAACTTCTTCCGCTTACGACCAGACTCCACACCACCAGAGAGAGACAAGGTTTCTTTCACAAGATCCTTGAAATCAAGTGGCTGCTCGTAAAGGTTACCAAGGCGTTTAACGTCAGGTTCCTGTTGAGCAGCAGCCGTGAAGGCTGCCTCAGCCTGAGAAGTCTTACCAAGGTTCACAATGTCTTCGCTCAAGTTTTGATCCGAAGCCAAACCAGCACGGCCAGCGAAACCACCAACGACAGAAGTCTCATACATCTTCTGTAACTGGGTACGGTCATTCAAACCAAACTCGTTTGTGCTCATTGCCCGTGACTCAAGTATTGGTGCGGCTTTAGTCGGATCAAGAAGGTAGGAGACCAAGTCTCCACGAGAAAGGTTGTAATACGTTTGCAAAGAGTTAACCACAAACTCGTCAGCAAAATTCAATGCGTCATAAGCCGTATCAATTCGAGACTTGAACTCTGACGCAGAAATACTGTTACTGATTAATGAACTGAAATCGTCCGGGGAATCGTAGTAACCCGTCGGCATACCTGAATCACGAAGAAGCGTTGCATAGGTTTGCTCAGCATCAATGTATTCTTTTGGTGTCAGCATGCGGTCGCCAGCGCGACCCTTGCCTTCAGATAGACGCTTCTGGATATCAACATTCGCTTTGAATCGAGTCTTGTAAGCCTCACTGTTATACACAGAGGAAAGTATCTCTGCCGAAGTCGGAGAGATACTGTTTGCATAGACGCCGTTAATGGAATCCGTGAGAGATTGAGCAAACTCCCGGCCCAAACCAGCCATCTCAAACATTTGCTGTACGGCTTCACCAGCGGAACGGTC